CTTATAATCCGGATCCGAAGGCAACGGTAAAATGGGGAGATCAGAGCTGGGACGAGATGCTGAGCATGGCGATGGGCGTGATAGTGGACCGGGACGACTGAGCAAGCGCAGCCAAGCGCCGAGATGAGTCTCGGCGCGGCAGGCGGCTCTTGTCTGACAAGCCTGCCTGCGCCACGTTATTTGGAATTCATGACCCAAACGCCGTCCCAATCCTCTTTCGGAGGATTCGCCTGCAGGTATTTGATTCGGTCTCTGTAGGTGTGCGAGAGCTTGTCATGAGGATTCAGCGCCAGGGCCTCGCCGAATGACCTGGACGCTTTCTCCCACTGCTGCTTCCGGTAGTACATCAGACCGTTTTTGTAGTAATCGAGTACTTCGGGCAGATTGGGAAAGGTTTCATCGGTGTGATAATCGAGAATCTCATACACCGATATGGCTTCCGTCTTTCCCTGGCAGATGACGCGATCCACTTCCCGTGCCCGGTAGCTGCTTTTCAGCCGCTTGTAAGTCATTTCGCTGAGGAGAATCCTGGCTCCGAACTGCTTGCAGGCGCGCTCCAGCCGCGACGCCAGATTCACTCCGTCCCCGATGATGGTGTAGTCCATGCGGCGCGGCGATCCGATGTTTCCCGAAACCACATTGTCGGTATTCAGGCCAATACCGATATCGATTGCCCGCTGTCCCTTAGCCAGGCGATCCGCGTTCCAGCCGCACAGATCGTTAATCATGGCGATGGTGGCCCGGACCGCGCGATCTTCATCGTCTTCCTGCCGCATGGGGAGACCAAATACGGCCATGACGGCGTCGCCGATGAATTTGTCCAGCATCCCGCCCTGGGCCTGAATGCAATCGACCATGATGGTGAAATACTCATTGAGCAGTTTGACGGTTTCGTGAGCGCCTAATTCTTCGGTGATACCCGTGAAGTTGCGAACGTCGGCGAACAGGACGGTGACGGTGGCGCTTTTTCCTCCGAGTACGTCGTCTCCGCCCGCCATGAGCTGATCCGCCAGGCGTGGATCCATGTAGCGCGACATAGTGGATTTCATGCGCTTCTCGTTGCTGACGTCCTCCAGCATCAGCATGGTGCCTATCTTCTCCGCCGGACCGTTTTCGACGCCGCTCATCTTTTCGCCGCTCATCCTTTTGCTGCTCATCTCTTTACTGCTCATCAGGGGCTGTACGGTCAGATTCACGGAAAGCGTTTCCGTGCCGACGGAAAGCTGGGCATCCATCGTAATGTCATTCTGCAAACTCTCTTCCACCGCCTTGATTCGCTCCAACACCCACGAATTCGGACCCGCGAAGTATTCTTCGGCTTTTCGTCCCACGAGCGAAGGCAGGGTATCCCGTAAAATACGCAGGGCCGCTCCGTTGCAGGTAACCACGGTCCCAACGTCATTGAGAGTTATAACGCCGTTAGTCATGCTCTGCAGCATGCTTTCGTTGTAGTTTCTTACCTGCTGCACCTGATCGAAAAGGCGGGCTCTTTCGAGGCTGATGGCGAGTTGCGCGGTAAACGCTTTGAGGCGAGCCTCATCTTCGGCCGTAAAAGGCCCCCCGCGCCGGTTCAGCACCTGGTTTACGCCGATCGTCTCGCCAGCTTTATTCAGGATCGGTACACAGAGAATGGATCGCGTGAAGTAGCCGGCCCGCTTGTCGAAAGCGGGATTAAAGCGCAGGTCGGCGTAAGCGTAGGGAATATTGATCGCGCGGCCCGTCGTGAATGCAGCGCCCTCGATTCCAACGTGATTCGGCAAGCGGATTTCGCCAAGAGAATCTCCCATGGCGACGCGTGAAAACAGCTCGTTGGTCTTTTCGTCGTTGAGGAAGAGCGTGGCCCGGTCGGCCTGCAGCATCCGCGCAGCCTCGGTGACCACCTTTACGAGCATCGTTCCCAGGTCGATTTCCGAAGTTACGTCGGCCACCACATTGAGGAAGTGCATCTCCTGCTCGCGCGCCGTGTTCATGCGCTCAATAAACTGGCGGCTGCGCAGAGCCATGGCCGCCAGGGACGTCATGTCTTCCACAAGACGCAGGTGCTCCTCCGTAAATGCACCGTCTTTCTTGTTGAGCACCTGCAGAACCCCGATAATCTCGCCTTTTACCGTTCGAACCGGGGCGCAAAGAATGCTCTTCGTTTTGTAGCCGGTCTGGAGGTCGACTCTTTGATTGAAGTGCGGATTTTTGTAGGGATTGTGAACGATCGTACCGATCCCGGTGGTGAAAACATGGCCCGCCACTCCCGACGTGTTCAGGATGCGGATCTCGCGCGTGGAGGCGCCCTGGGCGAAGCGGGAATAGAGTTCGCCGGACCGTTCATCGTTCAGAAACAATGTGCCGCGGTCAGCGCCGGTCTGCTCCACGCTTACCTGCACGATGCTGCGCAGCATCTCTTCGAGCGTGTCGTGCGCGGCAACGTCTTTCGCCACCTTGAGCAGAAGCTCGAGGCGCCTCATCTGATGGGGAACCGATTCGGTGGCGGGGAGCGGCTCGCGGAACGCCGGAATGGGCAGAGGAATCAAGGCGCCTCCATCCGCGAAGGTCGCACTACTGGGCATGCCGCTTCTCCATAGTTTCGAGAACCTGTTCGAGCCTCTCCCGCAGGGCGACCACCATGCCCTGCAGGTGCCCGGATTCGTCGCGTGCGCGCAGGCGAATTGTCTGCAGCTCTTCTTCGTGACGGGCGCGCTCGTTTTCGAGCTGGTCCCGCAGCGCCAGGACCATTTTTTTTAACTGATCGATCTCATCCGCCGAATGAGCCACGGCTTCTTCGACGGCGCGCTGTTTTTCGAACTGCAGCTTCTCGACCTGTTCGCGAAGAGCGCCGATGGTGGCTCGCAGATGGGTGAGCTCATCGTCATGTGGGAGGTCGGGTGGGGGGCTCTCCGGCTGATTCGCCTCCTGGCGCCGTGCCCGGAGTTCCGCAATCGTTTGCTCGAGTTGGGTCGTACAGACCGTAAGTTGCGCCAGGCGGCCAATGTCCTGCGAGAACATATTTAATAAACTCAACCGTATTCCGCGCGTGCCCTAAGGGGGTTCGATTAAAGCATATCGGCAGATGGAAGCCGTTAATATAGAAATTCTGTTCTGGCCCAGACCCAAGTGAGAATAGAGTGACAACATGAGCCGGCAACCCACTCAGGAGTTCGGCAGCGCCGTCGGCGATTTTCTCCTTCCGGGGGTCCGGAGCGGCCAACTCCGCCTCACGGATTTTATGCAGGGCAAGCGCAGCGCGGTAGTCGTTTTCTGGTCCGGCGTGTGTTCCCACTGCGTCCGCTATGACGCTTATCTGAACGGATTTACCAGGGCGCATCCGGAACTGGCTCTGATCGCCGTGGCGTCCCGGCACGGGGAAACGACTGAACAAATCAGGACAACTATGAAGCAACGCGGCTTGGTATTTCCCCTGGTTCACGACGCCGGCGGCGAAGTAGCCGCGCAATGGATCACACAGCAGACTCCGCGCGCTTTCCTGCTCGATTCAGATCGCAGTCTGCTTTACCGCGGCGCCATCGACAATTTCAAATATATGGGCGATCCCGAGTACTCGGGTTATCTGGAAGGCGCCATCACCGATTTCCTTGGCGGCAAGCCCGTAACTCGCCGCGAAACCTCCAGCTTCGGCTGCGCCATCCAGTCCGTCTATTACATTCTTCCCCGGCATTTATAGAAACTACATGACTTCGATTCTGGATAGTGCACTGAAGGTCTCGGCCCGCGCCCTCGAAGCTGGTCTGACGGCGATCGATATGGGCGCCCAGACCGTGCGCGGCGGTCTGGACGCGATGACAGGCCGCAGGCCGTCGCCGCGAAGACACTCGCCTCCGGTGGATGGACCCCAGGATCTCGATACCGCGCTGGCGGATTTCGTGAACCAGATGATGCGAATCGGGTGGATAACTTCGCCCACCGCGGTTTCCCTGCGCGGCATGGCTCTTCGCGGGATAGCGGAGGATGTGCTGAAGTCGGGCCGCCGAGCGTTCAGTGGGTGGCTCGGCAACCTGGATGCGTCCGATCCGCGCCTGCTGGGCCTGCCCCTCGCACTGTCTTTCTCGGCCGCGGGCATAGCGGCCGAGACCATGCTGCGCATGATCGCCGTCTATTCCGTAGTGGGACCGCGCCGCCTTCCTGTATTCCTCGCCAACGCCGCCGAAGTCTACTGCGAAACGGCGGTCTTCATTGGGCTGGAATACAAACAACTGATTGAGCGTTTCCGGCAGCGCCTGGTCGAAAATCCCGGGGATTATTGGACCCGCATCGAACTGGGGCGTTTGTATATCAAGTGCGGACTGCACGATGAAGCCGTGCGTGAGCTGGATATCGCGGCGCGGGATCCCGACGCACGGGCGCGCGCCCGGCACGAATCGGCGCTGGCTCACTATCGCGCCGGCCGATTTGGCCGGGCAGTGACGGATGGCGTGGAAGCGATGACCGCCGACCCGAGTAACGAGCGGGCCCGCGCCGCTCTGTGGCTCGCTTCCCGCTCTTTGGGCGATTATCCGGGCAACGTGCCCGCCGATTTCCGCATGGAACTCAAGGCAGGCTACGCTCCGGCGCGCGTGCAATTTGAAAACATAGCGGTCCGCGCCGGCCTCGACAAAATCTGCGCGGGCCGCGGCACCGCCGTGTTCGATTACAACAACGACGGATTGCTGGATATCGTGGTCACGGCCGCACACGCCGGCTGCACGCTGTTCCGCAACAATGGCGACGGCACTTTCACCGACGTCTCGACCGGCTCGGGTCTCGACCAATGCATCAACGCCTTCGTCGTCATCGCGGGCGATTACGACAACGACGGCTTTCCGGATCTTTTCGTAACGAGGCAGGGCTTTTACTACGGCGATTGCGGGCTCTATCACAACAATGGAGACGCCACTTTCACCAACGTAACCAGGGCGGCCGGCGTCGAGAGCTGGGGAGCGGCTTATTCCGCCTCATTCGTCGATTACGACTGCGACGGCCATCTCGATCTCTTCGTCGCTTACAATCTGGGCGGCATGTTCGATCGCCGGGTGCAGAACCGGCTGTTCCACAACAACGGCGACGGCACGTTTACGGACGTCACGCGGGAAAGCGGCCTCCACAGCGTTTTCACGACGATCGGCTCCTGCTGGGGCGATTACGACAACGACGGCTACCCCGATCTCTTCCTCAGCAGCGGTCTCGGGCGTCCCCAGCTATTCCGCAACAACGGCGACGGCACGTTTTCCGACGTGAGTATCGAGGCCGGACTGGCCGATTTCGTGGTCGGCACGACCTGCTTTTTCGCCGACTACGACAACGATGGATGGCTCGACATCGTGCAGTACAGCTGGTCCGACCACGAAGATTCCATTTACACCATGAAAACCGGCCACGGCCCGGAAGACGGTTCGCCTCTGGTGGTTTACCACAACAATCGTGACGGCACGTTTACCGCGAAGCGCCGCGAGATCGGGCTCGATGGCTGCTGGGGCACCATGAGCGGCAATTACGGCGACGTAAATAACGACGGATTCATCGACCTGCTGCTGGGCAATGGCAGCCCGCGCATGGAGCGGCTCGAGCCGTTCGTGCTGCTGGAAAACGACCGGGGCCACTTCCGCAACACCACCTTCTCCGCCGGTCTGCCGTTTTCCGGCAAGAGCCATGGCACCAACTGCGCCGATCTGTTTGGCGATGGCCGCCTGTCGGTAATTATCGCAGCGGGCGGGGGGTATCCCGGGGACCTTTTACAAACGGCGGTGCACTGCCCGAAGGAGCGGCCTGGTAACTATCTCAACGTGCGCCTGCGCGGCACGAAGAGCAATCGCGACGGCAATGGCGCACGCCTGACGCTCAAAAGCGGGGACCTGACCCAGATACGCGAGGTCACGCACGGCACCAGCTTCGGATGTCTGCCGCTGGAACAGCACTTCGGACTGGGAACGCGCACCGAAGCGGGCTGGCTGGAGATTCGCTGGCCCAGCGGGCTGCGCCAAAGGGTCGAAAATCCGCCCGTGAACGACACGATCCGGGTGACGGAAGGCCAGAGCGGATGGGAACCGGTGTACCGGTGAACCCGGACCGCTAATTCCCGCCGTTCTTAACCCAGGCCGCGAACACTTTGGCCGAGCCTTCCATCAGCGCCTGATGCACGCGCGCGTGCTGTGCGCACATAACGCCGTCCATCGCGTTGTGAATGTTCTCCGCCTTGATCAGGCCAAGGCTCATCATCTGCAGGGCCGAGGCCGTCCCATAGATGGGGTCCGGGATGCTCTTGCCGAAATCCAGAACCTTTTTGGGCCGGGCGCCGGCGATGAAATCCATGTTACAGACGACGTCGTTATTGTCGCGCATTAGAAAGGAGAATGTCTTGATGGCCCAGTTGAATTTACCCGGCCCAAAGCCGAAATAATTGGGAATCGGCGCGTAGTCGATAAACGGATATCCGAAAGCAACTTCGAGTTTGAAGCCGGGCCGCGGATTTTGGATTACATGAACGAAATCGGGATGCTGCACCACGGCCACGGCTTCTTTGAATGTGTGCGTAAGCGGACCAAAATTCACAATAAAATCGTGCAGATAGATGGTGAGCAGCGACCACGCGTACTTGGTCCCAATCAGCGAATACGGCCGCGCTTCGGTAAGCTCGTCGTCCGCGTAGCGCCCGTAGCGCCCGTCCATGGTTTTGTAAATCATCTGGCGGAAAGTGAAACCGCCGAGCGCTCCATTGGCATGGGTCCAGTGGGAGCTGTTCATGAAATGATTCAGAACGTAATCTTTGAGGCGCTCTTCGGGATGTTTTCCCGGCAACTTGCCGAACTCGACCTCCTGCAGGACGCCCAGCGCGGTCAGCTTACGGCCGCCAATCGTCACATCGCAGAAGTAGCCAAATGGTTTGTTGGGAACGTGATAGACGCGATCGAGATCAAGCGGAAAGGTGGTAATTTTGCGGTTGGGGTCGCGGCTCCACTGCTCCAGTTCCAGACCGTCTTTGAGTGCCGCTTCTGTTTTGGTGATAAACGAGCGATCAAGGGTAGTGAAATCCCGGGGTATCGCTTCGATTGCTGAGATGGGGCTGGCCATAAGATTACGCCTTTTGCTTTCCGTTTAGGGTAGCGGCTTGGCGAATGCAAAGTCAATCGCGCCCTGTGCCCAGGGCCACTTCCCGAGACCCGGCGGATTCGATAAGCTCATAACTGAATCGGAGGAACAGGAAGATGAACCGCGGGAAATTTCGTCCGCTGGTCACGGCGGCTCTGCTGGTCACGACGGCTCTGCTGCTGAGGGGCGCTCTCGTTGCCCAGCAGCCGGCGGAGTGGTCGAATTGGCTGCGCCTCACTAATGCCGACAGCGACAAGGCCGCTGCTACCACGACGTGGCGCTGGCGCAAGGTCGCGGTTCCAGGCGCAAAAAACGTTCCGCTGGAGATCGAGATTCGCGACTCGGCAGCAGCGGGGACGGCAATGCGCACGTTTACCGTTCTCTACGAACGGGCGATCGAGAACGCCGCCTACCAGCGCAATGCACCCACGCGCGAACTCTGCTATCTCAACTGCACGGCCGTAGCCAGCGCGGAGGGGGCTCGCTGCACGTGGGCCGGGTCCGACGCCGAGGGCACCAGGGTAATGGAGACCCGGCTGTTAAATCCGCCCGACTCCGCGAAGTAGAGGCTTACGCCGTCTGTAATACGCTTCGGCGTTGAAAGACGCAGCAGAAAGGCCTTCCGGGCTGCTGCCGGATGTCTTTCGGCCGCGCCGCCGCATCGCTCACGCAAAAGAGCAGTTTACGCCGCATTCTCTCGCTGAATTTTTGAGTCACCCAACTTTCAGGTTTCTTTTCTCTTTCGATTCAACTGGTTAGTCCGTTGCGCATGATCCCGCTTACTTTCCGGGATGTACGTTTGGGCCAGAGAGAACTGATGGAGACCACAGAATGCACGGAGGAGATCGGAGCGGCACTGGATCAGGCAGTCCGGAAATTCGCGCAATTGCTGCTGCGCGATGATCTGAACCTATCCATCGCCGACTTCACAAGGCTGATGCAGATCCGCAAGGAATATGGAGGCGCTCAACGGCCGGCGATCACTGTGCGATGGGTGAACGAATGGAGCAAATCCCCCGAGACCGAGGAATAAGATATCGCCCGCTTCCCAGTCAGAAACAGTTTCACGACTCGGCGGCACGCTTCAAGGGATTCTCAGGACCGATCGGATCGGGCAAAAGCCAGGCGCTTTGCCAGGAGGCGATTCGGCTGTGTTACAGCAATCCGGGCCGAACGGGACTAATCGGAGCGCCGACTTACCCGATGTTAAGGGACTCGACGCTGGCGGCCCTGGTTGAGACCTTGCATGAAAACGACATTCCGTTCGATCTGAACCGGTCGGACAACGTGCTGACGCTGCGTGAAGGAGAATCGCGGATTTTGTTGCGGTCGGTGGACGAGTTCGAGCGCCTTCGGGGCACGAACCTGGCCTGGTTTGGCGTAGATGAACTGACTTATACACGTGAGGAAGTCTGGCTGAGGCTCGAAGGCCGATTGAGGGACCCTAAAGCATCGCGATACTGCGGGTTCGCGGTGTGGACGCCGAAAGGTTTTGATTGGGTCTACCGGAAGTTTATCGGAGACCCGGCGACGACTTATGAAGTTATTCAGGCGCGGCCTTTCGAAAATAAGCACCTGCTGGAACAGGTGCCCGATTTTTATGAACGCCTGAGGGCCAGTTACGACGAGAACTTCTATCGGCAGGAAGTCCTGGGCGACTACCTGAATTCGAAGGGCGATCTGGTGTATCACGCTTTCAGCCGGGGGATCAATCTCAGGGCGCAGGAGCTGGATCAGCAGAGGCCTGTGTGCTGGGCACTGGATTTTAATGTCGACCCGATGAGCTCGATCGTGGCCCAGATTACGCGGGACGGCGAGATACGGGTTCTGGACGAAATAGTTCTAAAACGAGCGACAACGGAGCAAGCATGCGAGGAATTCGAGAAGAGATTCGGGATGCCGCGGGAAGGCGTGGTGGTGTATGGGGACGCCTCGGGGGCCTCGATGCACACGACGGGACATTCGGATTACCAGATCATCCGGGACTATCTGGCGGCGCGATGCGTCAAGTCCACTTACCGCGTGCCGCGGGGGAATCCGGCCGTGCGAGACCGGGTGTCCCTGATGAATTCCCGGTTGAGGAACGCAAGAGGTGAATCGTTCCTGTTTGTGGATCCGCGCTGCACAGAACTGATTGCGGACTTCGAACAGGTGGCTTACGAGGAAGACTCGACGCAGATCGACAAGAATAAAGACCGGCGGCGCACGCATCTGTCGGACGCGCTGGGATATTTCGTCTGGCAGGAGCAGCAGCACAAACCGATTGGGGAACGCAGGGAGCGATTGTTTTGACAAATCATCACATAGAGCAGGAGCATCCGGACTACTCGGCGAGAGCGAGGATGTGGCGCCGCTATCGCGACCTTTACGCAGGGGGCGAGCAGTTCCGCGAGAGAGCCGCCGAGTTTCTGGTGCGCCGGCAGAAAGAGCCTCTGGAAGTCTACCAGGAACGGCTGAACCGGGTGTTTTACGAGAACTACCTCGGGTCGATCTTGGATTGGTACATGGCAACTCTGGTGAGACAGGAGCCTGTGCTGGAATTCAGCGGCCCGGACAGCCGCGCGAGGGACTTTTTCGCCGGCTTCGTAGAGAACTGCGATCTGCGCGGCACTAACCTGACGCAGTTCTTCAAGCAACAAATGACGGAGGCGCTGGTGTGCGGGAAATCGTATCTCGTGGTGGATTTTCCGCGCTCACCCGAGAGGGCGCTGACGCGGGCGCAGGAAGATGCCTCGGGTCTCAGCCGCGCGTACCTCATGGGGTATTCGGCCGATGAAGTTATCAACTGGAGCTTTGACGATCGCGGCGATTTCGAGTGGGTGGTGATCCGTACTTCCTGGCTGAAGCAAGACAGTGTCAAAACCTTCGGCTGGAAGAGGGAGACGCGGTGGATTTATTACGATCGCGAGCGATTCGAAATCTTTGAGCAGCGAGGCGGCGAGCAGAAAGCGGTTGAGCTGATCGAACAGGGCCCGCATGGATTCGCCGGTATCGGACGAGTGCCGGTGTTCGAAATCAGGGTAAGCGATGGGCTCTGGCTGACGAATAAGATCGCGCTGCTGCAGCTGGAACACTTCAATAAATCAAATGCGCTGGGATGGGCGTTGACCATGGGCCTGTTTGCCATGCCGGTAATCTATTCGGACAAAGAGTGGAACCAGATTACAGGAGAAAGCTACTACATACAGCTCGGTCCGGAGGACCGGTTTGGATGGGCAGAACCGACCGGCAATGTATTCCAGCTTGCGGCGGATAATCTGAACCGCCTTAAGGACGAGATTTACCGCGTTTCATATCTGATGCAGCAGGCCGGAGACGGCGGCGCCTCGCAGCAATCGGGCCTGAGCCAGCAGTGGGACTTCAGCGTTACCCAGGAGATTCTGCGCTCTTACGGAGACACGATGAAAGGCGCTATACAAAACGTACTGAATACGATCGCGGCGGCGCGGCAGGACGGACTCACGGTAAGCGCCACCGGTCTTGACGAATTCGATATCACCGATTTCTGCAGCGAGGCCGCCGACGCGCAGAGTCTGCTCGGCATGGGAATCGATTCAAAAACGCTGAAGAAACAGATTTATAAACGCGTCGCGCTGAAGTATCTGAGCGACGCGCGCCAGGAAGTAAAAAACCAGATCGCGGCAGAGATTGACGCAGGGCTGGCCGGGTAGTTTCGCCGCCAGAAGCCTTGTCACGGAGGAGATATGGAAGAGCCATTGAACGTACAAACGATTGTCCAGCAGGCCGTGGACGAATATATGCGGCAGGACGTGGCGCGGCGCGAACCAGCCTACAAGACGGAGCTGCAGGAAGAGCGCAGACGCCGGGAACAGCTGGAGAAGCGCGTCAACGAGCTTGTGGCAGAGAACAAGCAGAGCCGGGCCGCCACCGCTGAGGCGCAGCGCAGTGGCACTATTCGGACGGAACTGCAGAAGCTCGGCGTCACCAAGGTCGACCTCGCCTATAAAGCGGTGCAGGATGGAGTCGTCCGGAATGACGACGGGCACCTGGTAGCGCGGGGGGAGAGCGGCGGGGAAGAACCGCTGGGAGATTTTCTGGCGAAGTTTGTCCAGGAGAATCCGGAGTTTCTGCCGGCGAGAATCGCCGGAGGCACAGGAATGACGGGAACACAGAAATCCGCGCCACAAACAGGCGGAGCGATCGATCTGGATTCGATCAGCCCGTCCATGAGTAAAGAAGAACTCGATCGTGTGCGTCTGGAGATTTTGAGGGTGGCGTCGCAGACGCTGCGTTGATACAGGCCCCCCGAGAAGATTCGTTAAGGGCTTCAAAACCAAAAGGAGAATAATGCCAACAATTACGTCAGCAAATGTGGCAAACGCAATCGTGAAACTGGTGGCGGCGGATGCTTTGCCGGCTCTGGTAGGGAACCTTGTAATGGGGAACCTTGTCAATCGCGATTATGAACCGACATTGGCTCAGGCAGGGGACACGGTGAATGTGCCGATCGCTCCGCAGCTTGTGGCCAACAACATCGCCGAGGGGGGCAGCGTGCAAACGCAGAATCCCAACCTCGGGAACGCGCAGATCGTGCTGAACACGCACGTCGAAGCGACTTTTCAGATTCCGGATGTGACGAAGGTGCTCGCAGTACCGGACCTTCTCAAGGTGTACATGCAACCGGCGGTAGCGGCCATCGCGGAGAGGATCGAATCCGATCTTATGAACCTCTATGCCGGCTTTACCTCCAACGCTCCGCTGGGAACGGCGGGCACGGCGATAACGGAAGCCGTGGTCGATGCGGCGGAAACGGCGCTCTTTCAGGCGAAGGTGCCGGCTAATGCGCCGAAGTACCTGGTGGTCGACAGCAACACCTATTCGCAGATGCGGCAAATCCCGCGATTCAGCGAATTCCAGAATGCGGGGCAGGCTGGTCTTCGCGCATTGGTGGACGGCACCTTCGGCAAGATTAAAGATTTCTTCGTATTCCGCTCGCAGTATGTGCAGTATACGGGGACTTCGCCGGTGAACACCCATAACCTGGCGTTCTGTAAGGACGCGATCGGTCTGGTGGTTCGCCGCCTTCCGCAGCCGTTGCCGGGGACGGGCGCGATCGCCGAATACGCCGAACTGGGCAATTTCGGCATGCGCGTCACGATGAGCTATCAGCCGAACACGCTGGCTCAGCAGTTCACGGTCGATGTGCTCTACGGCTGTGCCGTACTGCGGAACGGCTTCGCGGTTCAGGTGAACAGCTAAACAGACCGGGGGGCAGGCGCATCGTCCTGTCCTCCCATTGCAGGCGCCAGGATGGGCAGCCTGCGCCATGAATTCAAGGAGGAAACGGAATGGATTTAAGAGCCTATTACAGAAAGATTCGCGAAGCTGAGGCGGAACTCAGCGCCGATTACGTGGTGACGATCAGTCTCGCGACGTCCGAGGGAGGCAAGGCCGGAGTACCCACGGAGGCGCCGCGTTCCATCGCCGCGCGGCTGCTCGCGGAAGGGCGGGCGCGGGTAGCGACGCCTGAGGAAGCGGACGCTTTTCATGAGCTACACCGGGTGGCGAGAGAAAAACACGCTCGCGAAGAAGCGGCGCGCAGGCTGCAGGTGATGGTGATACAGCCGCAGGAGGCCGATAGCGAGAACGGTGCGCCTCCGGAGCGACGTAAACAGAGAGACAGGAGTTGAAACATGGCGCTGTTCGTGGATGGGCCCGCCTGCACGATTGACGATTTGACGGACCAGGACGCCGGCCTGCTCGCCGTGGCCCTCAACACCGGCATCAACGTAACTACGAAGATCCGGCTGGCGCAGGAAGAGATCGCGACAGACCTTCTGCTCTGGCTGAACAAGCCAAAAGCAGCCATGCTGTTGCCCTGGACGCCTTCACTGCACGCGGATCAGATCGTGGTAACGCCGGAGCTGAAGCGCTGGGAAACGATGCATGCGCTGGCACTGGTGTACCGGGACGCCTATTTCAGCGAACTGGTCGACCGGTATCAGGCAAAGTGGCAGGAATTCAACCAATGCTCGGCGGATGCGCGCGAGGGCTTTATCGCACTCGGGCTTCCGCTGGTGAACGATCCGGTCCACCAGGCCATGCCGCCGATACTGGGAACGATTGCGGGACCACAGAGCGGAGGAACCTTCTATGCGGCCGTCTCATGGGTCAACGCAGCGGGACAGAGCGGCGCGGCGTCAGTCGCGTCTTCCCTCGCCGTCAGCGACGGCAACCTGATGACGGTGTCAGCCATGGCTCCTCCGGCCAACGCCGTGGGTTTCAACGTATACGCGGGAAGCACGCTCGCCGGGCTGCTGCTGCAGAACACAGTGGCGCTCGCTGTCGGGACCACCTTCAGTTACGTGCCCGGCGCGGGGGTGGGCAGTGAACTGGCCGGAGAAGGACAAAAACCGGAATTCAGACGGCCGACGGCGCGGCTGTTACTGAGAGGGTGAGGTCATGGCAGGAATCACAGGCGCAGTAGCTAATGTTCTGGTCGCGAAGCTGACCGCCGAGGGCAACGGCATCAACGCACGAGTAATCGCTATTCAGGATGCGGACGCGACCCTGCAGGCGGCGGGTATCCGGTCGATTGTAACGCAGAACGTCAGCCCGGATCTCAGCGACAAATCGGGTCACATCGTGTATCCGGCTCTGCTGGTTTACTGCAACAAGCTTTCGAACCAGCTGAAAGAGAAGTATCGGCAGTTTTCAGGTACGGGGAGCTTCGTGATTGAAGTCCGGCAATCGCAGGATCAGATCGATTCCATTGAAGAGAACCTGCAGGTATACGTGGACGCCGTCTGTGCCCTGCTGGACGACTCACGCGGCGACTGGGGCGGCGGAAGTTTCTACTCAGGCGGTTATGACGTCAGTTACGAGGCAGTTTCACGCGGCGGGAAAAACTTCCTGCAGCGGGCTAAGGTCGGGTTCGACGTGGAGATAAGTAAATAGCTATGGTATACATTTCATCAATTGCAAACCGGTGGTACTGCGCACTGGAAAGCGCCTATGGCCAGGTGCCAACGATCGCGGCGGCGAACCGGATTCCCGCGGTAAAGCTTGGGGCGCAGCAACAGCGCGCGAAGAGCCAGCGCAAGGACAAGACGGGCAGCAGAACGTTCCCGGGCAATCCCGTGGGAATGCGACTGCAGACCAGTTTCGACCTGACTTCCTATATGCGGGACTGGCCGGACACGACACAACTTCCGACGCACGGGCCGCTGGTAGCGGCGGCAATGGGCGGCGCGGGTTTACTGTCGGGAGCGGGTACGGCGGCAACGGGAAGCACCACGACGCAGATACAGTTCGCCTCTCCGCATGGCCTCGCGGCCGGCCAGGCCATGGTTTGCGCCGGAGAACTTAGATTTGTGGCCACGGTACCGAACACACAAACAGTGACGCTGAATGCGGCTCTTTCCACAGCGCCATCAGCGGGGACGGCGATCGGCGCCACGGCCACCTACTCGCTCGCTTCCGAGTTGCCGAGTGTCTCCGTATTCGATTACTGGGATCCTTCAACGGCTGTGCAATGAGTGGTGGCGGGAGCCGCCGTGGATCAGATGACAATCTCGCTGAACGGCGATTTTCACCAGTTTGAATTCAAGGGTTCGGCACAGGATCTGCTCGACAGTGCTTCGTTCACCGCCGGGCAGGGCGGAGCCGCCGTATTCCCCGCGGAGCCGGCGCAGACAGGGTTCACCTATTCGCCGATTCCGGGGAACCTGGGAGAAGTCTGGCTGGGCGCGGTACCGAATCAGTTTTTCACCGTTTCCGAGGCATCCATCGAACTGGATAACAACCTCAATCTGAGGCTGAATGAGTATGGCTTCATTCTTCCCCAGGCGATCGCGCCCGGCTCGCCAAGGCAAGTGACCCTGACCCTGGAGCTATACGGACAGACCGATACCGCGACCACGGCGCTTTACCAGGCGGCGCGGCAGCAGGCGCCGATCAGCATGATGTTCCAGATGGGGCAGACGAACGGTCAGTTGCTGGGCGTATATCTGCAAAGCGTTGTGCCGCAAGTCCCCGAGTTCGACGATTCCGATACGCGCCTGAAGTGGAAGTTCAGCAATACCCAAGCCCAGGGAACGGCAGACAACGAAATGGTGGTGGCCTTCGGATGAGCGAAGCACCGGTTCTGAATCTGAGCAGCCGGAGAGGGCTGTCGTCCGTGACAAATCCCGGTGTCGAACTGGTCATCGCACGCATGACTTTCGGACGCCGGATCGAGTTGATGCGCCTGGTTCGCGATCTGGCGACGCGGCTCGAATATTTCCAGGCGGGTCAGGAGGCGGGACACAAGATGGAGGCCAGCCTTCTCGGAGCGGAGATCGACCGGCTGTATGTCGAGTGGGGCCTCGAAGAAGTTCGCGGTCTCGAGATCGACGGCGAGCGGGCAACACCGCGTTCGCTGGTCGAGCGCGGCCCCGAAGATCTGTTCTTCGAGGTGCTGGCGGCGGTCAAGGCCGAGTGCGGCCTCAGCGAGAACGAAAGAAAAAACTGATCCTCGCGTTCCATTTCCAGTTTGCCAACCGGGCCGGGTGGGATTGCGGGAGTTGTCGAAAACACGGTCTGGAAGTGAAGCGAAGATGCGGATTTATCCCCGAAGAAAAGCGGGGACCGGCCCGCGTGGTTTGGGCGCGGAAGAATGCGACGGCCGAGGAGTGTCCCCGGTCCGCCGCCACCGGAGCGAGTCTGGGTCTGGTGGAAGACTTTTTCGTTCGCCGGCGGCTGGGGATCAGAGGTGTTTCGAAACTCGAGGCGCGCAGTGTCGACGCCTTTCTGATTCTGCAGAACGAGATGGAAAGAGAGGAACGAGATGTCGCAGAACAGCATTGAAGAGACCTTTCAGGCCATCCAGCCCAAAGGATGGCAGGGCATTCCCGAGCCGCCCACCATCGCGGTGGGGGCGAGCAGTTCCGACGGCGATCTGGGTACGGCCCTTTCCCAGGCGGGTCAGCAGATCGCACAGCTGCAATCGGCGTATCAGCAGCAGGCATCGCTGATTACCGCCAATACGGCGGCCATTCAGGGCAATACGTCGGCGCAGGGCTCGCACTCGACGGCCAGCACGGTCGGCGGCGTAGCCTCCAGTTTCCTTGGTGGGTCGCTTGGTTTACTGTCGCCGCTGATCTCGGGGATCGCCAGTTTGTTCGGCGGAAGCTCTACGCCCGCGCCTCTGCCCGTTTATACTCCGCCGCCGCCCGTGGCAATTAACGCGACGCTGCAGAGCGCAACTCCCACCATCTCTTCGGCGGCAAACCCAGGATCGGCAGCGGCGCAGCCGCAATCGAGCGGCCAGACCGCGTCGGCACAGCAGATCACCGTGCAGGTCAACGCGATGGACAGCCAGTCTTTCATGGACCGCAGCACCGACATAGCCAACGCGGTACGCGCCGCCATGCTCAACCTACACCCGATCAACGATGTGGTGGCGAGTCTCTGAGCGCAAATTCACATGGCTAGTTTTCCTCAACTCAAAACGGGGGCGGTCGCTCAATATCCGTTCGCCCAAAACGCGCGGTTCCAGACCCAGTCGGTGCGTTTCCTCGATGGCAGCAGCCAGCGTTTTCGGCTTTTCGGAAATGGGCTGCGCAAGTGGGCTGTCAATCTGACCCAGCTTGACGAGGCCGAATTGTCCGCGATCATCGCTTTCGGCGAAGCGCAGGGCACGGGCACGTTCACATTCACGGATCCGGCGAGCGGGACGAGCGTTCCTTATTGCATCATCTCCGGCGGGTCGCTCTCGGCCGGCATGAAGGGTGAGCTGGATGGCCAGGCCCTGCTGGTAATCGAGGAGACATTAGTGGTCGAGGAGACGTCATGAGCTGGTTTCCACAGATCGGCAGCGGTGCCATTGCCCAGTTTCCCGTGACCCGCGGACGCGAGTGGCGCACGATCCTTAACACTATTGAGAGCGGCGAACAAGTTACTCTGCCCGACGCCAGCGCGGACTTGATCCAATGGAAACTCTCTTACCAGGAGTTGACAGCCGCCGAGGTGGGGAATCTCAATGCGTTGTTCCAGGCATCACAGGGACAGTTCGCGCCTTTTACCTTCGTGGATCCGCTGGCGAACCTTCTCGGGTGGAGCGAGGATTTGTCGCAGCCCGGCTGGCAGCTGGGCGTACTGCAGGCAACCGCCGGAGCCAACGATCCTTTGGGTACTCAACGCGCGTCGTCGATCGTAAATGGCTCGGGGGGTAATCAGACGCTATCTCAGTCGGTGAGCATTTCCGGCTCGATGGTGGCATGCTTCAGTGCCTGGGTTCGCAGTGACGGAGGCGCCCAGATTACGCTGGCGCGCGACGCCACACAGGTTGGCGCGGCCGTAACTCCGGTATGGACGCGAGTTTATCTGAGCGGCCTCGGGACGTCCGAAGCGGGAGACTCGACCTTCGCTCTGGGGGTCGCAGCGGGACAGACCATCGACGTTTGGGGCCTGCAGGTGGAAGCGCAACCGTACCCATCGAAGTATATGTCAACAACGGCGGCTTACGGGATCTACGGGGAGACTTACTTTGCAAGCGATCAATTGACAATAACGGCGAGTGCGCCTGGCCTGTCTGCCTGCGAGATTCAACTTGTGTCACGCGGATGAAATGCCGGGTCTGAAGAAGGAATCATGCAAAGCATACTGACAGCGAAAGAACAGCTCCTGCCCGATACACCCCTGTTAATGTTCGACTGCAACATGTCCGACGGTTCCGTCCAGCGGTGGAGCAGCCGGACCATTGTCTGGAACGGAAACCAGTATTCGGGGCGTTTGCTCCGCAATAATCTGTTCGAGGCGCAACTCTCGTCCGCA